CTAAATATTAGTGTGCCTCGTTATAAAAAAATATTGAAAGAGAAAGTCCTATGAGTTTCTTAAAAAGCCCACAAGTTCGTGCAGGTCTTGTAGAGATTAATGAACTACAAGAAAAGATAATGAAAGATGCGATGAAATTTCCACACCTTAGTCTGGATGATCAGTACGAACATATAGAAGACCTTGAGGATCTTTTAGAGAAACAACGTTTAATGTATACTCGAATTTCTCTCTCAGATGATCCTGAGGCAAAGGAGATGAAGAAAAACATTCTTGGATCTATTGATCTAATGGGTCTTAAACAACCACAAGATCCAGATACATTATTTAAGATGATGCAACAGACTATTTCTCAACTCCGTAAAATGGTCGAGCAGAGGCTTGACAAGTGATAACTCATTTGTTATAATACTTTTGTTGCAACGGCGGTTGTAACAGGGAGTGACTGAATAATCTTTCTGGCATATAGCTGGATAAGGTGATGAGACACAGGTGGTGCTGCTCCTTCGGGAGAATCGACTTACCAGTCGGGTCTCAGGCAGAGGCGAAAATCTTACTTACTGTAGTAATGCCCTCCTCTTGTTGGTAATACAGGAATCCAACCTCCCACCCCTAATCTAAAAAAATCTAAAAAAATCCTATGTCTTTTTCAGACTTAAAGAAACAATCTAAACTTGGCTCTTTAACATCTAAATTGGTTAAAGAAGTCGAAAAAATGAATACTGCATCTGGTGGCGATGATCGCCTTTGGAAACCAGAAGTTGATAAATCTGGTAATGGATATGCAGTCGTTCGTTTCCTACCAGCACCTGATAAGGAAGATATTCCTTGGGTAAAAATGTATTCTCATGCATTTCAAGGCCCTGGCGGTTGGTACATGGAAAATTCATTAACTACGTTAGGTTCAAAGGATCCAGTATCTGAACACAATTCTCGTTTGTGGAACTCTGGTGTCGATTCAGATAAAGAAATTGCTCGTAAACAGAAACGTAAGTTATCATATTATGCAAATATCTACGTTGTAAAAGATCCAGCTAATCCTTCTAATGAGGGTGGTGTATTCCTTTACAAGTTTGGTAAGAAAATATTTGACAAGATTCAGGAAGCAATGCAACCTGAGTTTGAGGATGAGACTCCAGTAAATCCTTTTGATTTTTGGCAAGGTGCCGACTTTAAGATTAAGATCAAAAAGGTCGCTGGTTTCTGGAACTATGATAGTTCTGAGTTCGCTGCTCCAGCCCCACTTCTAGATGATGACGAAGCATTAGAAGCTGTATGGAAGAAAGAGTATTCTCTTCAGGAACTTGTTGCTACTGATAAGTTCAAGTCTTATGATGACTTGAAGACTCGTCTTGATTATGTTCTTGGTGCTAAGAGAAGTACTCCTGTTGTTATTGAAGAAGAAGACACTTCTCGTGGTGAGTTAGAAGAGTTAAGTGTAAGTCGTACTCCAACTAGAACTCCTGTTGCCGTTGGTGCAGATCAGGATGAGGATGATGCACTAAGTTACTTCCAAAAGCTTGCTGAAGAGTAGGCCATATTATTTCAGCTTTTAATTCCAAAAAAGCGCTAAAAAAATCTCTGGTCATTTTTGATGGCCAGGGATTTTTTTTATTTTAATCTAATATTCTCTGTTTTCTTTAATTTCTTATCAACGTACTGTGAGGACTTATCATATTTCATAATTCTATTAAAATCTTTCATAAACATTGAAAGTACTTCTCGTTTTAGTATATTGATATTTCTCTTTTCGTCATTTTTCTTTATTTCATATTCAAAGAAACTAACTGATCTAACTGGTCTACCAGCTAAAATACCGTCAGTATTTCTTAGATGAGTACCATCAAAATATTCTAAAGACCAATCTTCATCTACAACTTGTCCTGCAGGAACTACTAGTCTGCCTTTTCCGTCTTTAAATTGTAAAGTCTCATAATGATGAATATCGACCAATTGTTCCTGAGTGTATTTTTCATTAAGATATGTATTTAAGTCATATTGAGTCATAGGCCATTCATTCTTAATATCAATAATATTGTTTGACATTAATATAACCCAATCTAAGTTTGGAGTTCCATAAATTTCCTCTGACACTGTATCTGGTCTATCATCACCATGAATCTGATACTTATCAAATTCATGAATATTTGCAAATAAATCTTCTCGTATTTTAGCTCTACGGAAGAGATTTTTGACACGAATAGTGTCACCACTACCTCTTCTAGTTTTGAGTAAAGAAGGATATTCTAAGTTTGGTAATCGGTTGAAGTAATTTGACATTATAGACCTACATCATCATCGTTGGTAAATTCATGATAATCTTCATCATATAGAGGTACTAATTCAGTGAAGTTGAGAGTCACTAAAGTAGTTACTGGTTGACTATCTATATCATATCCAGCAAATCTTCCAGCTTCACCAGTATAATCAACAGAGACACTTTGTAATGCACAAGTTTTAAATTTATTTAGACCTTTGATGTCTTTTTGTGTTTTGGCTTTGATATACCTTAATTTAAAAACATCTGGTGTTCCTAAGAGGAAGTTAGTACCAACACCATCAAAGTCACCATAACTAATGGGATTTTTCTTGACTGCTGAATGTTGTTTAAGTACTCTTATTATCATACGAATTCTTTCAGATTCTTCTGGACTACGTGGAGTAAATCTGATAGTAAAAGTAAATTGTCTTAATGCAGGCCCATTGAATAATAATTCCAAATTTGGATTTATTATTGTCCCATTAATTCTGGTAATTGCTTGATCGATATCAATATTGACTCCAATACCTCTTGCTGCAGCAGCCATTGCATTTAGGTAAGCCCTTTTCCTAAATTGCCCCATTGCATTACCATTTCCTGGCGCAGTCATCTCCCATAATCTATCCCATGAAGACTTCGCTAACTTACCTATGTCACCTTCTGTCTTAGTTCCAATATTTGCTTCAGTAAACATATTATTCAGCAATGGGCCACCTATTTGTCCCACCAAACTACTTATCTTTTGCTCACCCCAATCAACTGCATTTGTGTCGCTGAGTGAATTTGGAATTGGTATTTGTATTGTAGATTGTAATTCTTGTAATCTTAGATTTTGTCTGTTATCTCTTCTATTATAACCACCCATAACAGAATCAGATCTATATTGTTCTTCTGTATCATCACTTAAGGTTGGTAATCTTCCTGCAGGTCTATATTTAAAGACTTGCATCTCAAAGTAATCTTGTAAATTTACGTCTATATCAATAGGATATTTTAAAACACGACCACCATTTATTTTTCTTAGAGCTCTTTTTGGTCTACTTGTTATAGTAGGACTTTTATATTGTTTATTAGTAGTTGAACTTGTGTCTGAAGTATCTGAGTTGAGTAATGATCCAGAATAATCAGTCCAATCAAAGGAACCAGTAAAATTCTCACTACCTGTAAAGTCTGCATACGATGCGTTATTTAAATCTATGCCATAAGTAGTTAGCCAATCTGTATCGATACCATCAAGATTACTAAAATCTGCAAATGTATTACCACTCATTTTGTAATCCCCTTAATTATTTGATTTCTCACAGTATTAATAAAATCCAATGATCCATATGAATCAATTAAATCTGCATTATCATTAATTAGATCATCTGTAGCACCTTTTTTTAATCCTCTCAATTTTTCACTATACATTAAAGTACCTGTTTTATTAGTAAAATCACTATTTTGAGTGAAACTATGAACACTATAAGTTTCATTATTTAAAGTATTATCTATTGATAGGTAATACTTTTTACCAGTTTTTGTTCTATATCTGTTAGTATCATAGAAAATAGCCATTACTTATCCCTCCATACCTTATAAGGAGGAACATTAACACCATCGATATCTATAAATTGTGAGGTCGGTAATAATGACACTTCAGCCATCTCTGCTTCGGGAACTCTCATTATATTACTCTGTATACCACTAAAATAATACCTGTGTATAGTCTTAGTTGGTACAACAGCACCATCGCCACTATTTAGAAGGCTTTTTGCGACACCTTCTCTTAATTTATTATTTAGGTAATGCAAATTAGCTCCAATGAATCCATCACTGAAAACTGTCATAACATAAGCCATTGGATATCTGTCATACCACTTTAATCTTTCTGGTTTAGTTGCAGCATAATTGAAGAAATACATCTCACCAACTTCTACTGGCCCAGAAACTTCTCCAAATTCTCCAGGATCGTCATATTCAGGCCCTTGGTAATTTTGTAACATTTCTGCCAGTTGGTTACGATACCAATCACGGCTGCGGTTTCTCTTACCTGCGTTCTGTATTATTTCTGATGCAATAGTCATTTAATCCCTAGTTCTTTTTCTGTCATAATCTTAAATTCCCATAATCTATCATCACAGAAGTTTTTTGCAGCTTCCCATTTAGCTTGATTCACACCCCATGTATAAACCTCATTCATCCAAGTTTTTGTTTTCTTGGGTGGATTTGCTATAGGTTCTTTACATTGTTTTGCAGGTTTCACCTCTACTACCATTCTACGGGTCTTATTAGATGCATCAATGTATTTAATATAGAAGTCTGGAAAATAACGTCTTCTCCTACCACTAATAGGATCTCTATAGGGTATTGCAAATTCTTCACTTCCCCATTCTAAGATTTTATTATTTGTATCACAGTACATCATGAATTTACGTTCCCATAATGACCTATAAATGACATTTTTGGGATCACCTTTATATTTTTTGGGATTCTTCGGTCTATATTTTCCACTATAGCTCATAAATAAAGCCAATTAACTAGCTGATATCTATTTAGATTTATGTCCAGACCAAGAATGCCAAAAAAATATGCTATAGATGATATCAAGTCTAGGTTTCAAACTGTAGCGATTGATAATAAGTATCAAGTTTATTTTAAACCTAATGGGGATATTTATAATGCAGCCTCTCAAATAGGATTGGATGCAAGATTTGTTGATGAAGATTTAGGATTATATTGTTCTGATGCTGTATTACCAGGTTCATCCTTTGCAGATATAGAAATTGCAGGTGATAGACAAGGTATTACTGAAAGAGTACCTTTTAGTAGATTATATGATGATGTTACATTTACCTTTATGGTAGATGAAAATTATAAAGTGATGAGATTCTTTGAATCTTGGATGGGATTGGTAAATCCATTATATGGTACTACTACTGCAACAACATCAAATCAGGTGATGACACTTAATTACCCGAAAAAATATAAGTGTGATATGGCTATAGTGAAATTTAATAAAGATTATTTTATGGGTAGAGAAGGTGGTGTGGTATTAATGTATCATTTTAATGAAGCATGGCCATTCTCTGTTGCATCTACACCAGTCAATTATGAAGGTGGAAGTGTTCTTAAATTGAATGTTACCTTTAGATATACAAGATACTTTGTATATGATGTAACTACGATAGGAGAAAGATTTGGTAGATATGGAAATTCCGATTCATTTAATTTCCAATTAGGTAGGAAAAGAAATATTAGACCAAGTAGTAGTTCTGACTCTAGTAGTTCCAGAGGTAATACGGATAAAACTAGTAATTATCGACCACCGTGGGAATATGATCCAAAAAAAGGAGAGAAACAAACTTATTATCCATTCTATAAAGCGGTATGGGAACATATAAATCCGTGGTCAGAACACAACAAAAACACAAACTTTTGGACTGGTCAACCCAAGAAGAAATAAGGTTTGATTAGTCCCTAAATAAATTGCTGATTAAATTATTATGCCATTACCAACTATTGTAACTCCTACGTTTGAGTTGACACTACCATCTAATAAGAAGAAAGTTAAATATAGACCATTCCTTGTTAAAGAAGAAAAAATTCTAATTCTTGCGATAGAAAATGGTGGTATGAAAGAAATCACCATGGCTATAAAGGATGTTCTTAAGAATTGTATTCTTACAAGAGGTATTAAGATAGACCAATTACCTACCTTTGATATTGAATATCTATTTTTGAATATCCGTGCAAGATCTATTGGAGAAAGTATTGATCTTCTTATAACTTGTCCCGATGATGGGAAAACAAAGGTTAATACTAAAATTTATATTGATGAGGTCGAAGTAAAGAAGGATAAGGATCATACTACGGATATAAAAATAGATGATACTTATAC